TCTTCTAATGATCTGATTTGACCCCTAACATATTGTAGTTTCTCTATGGTGTCAACACTATATATAGCGTGGTCTTTAAGTTTCTGAAGTTCAATTTTTATTTTTTTCTGTACTAACGAAATTGTATCTATGTCCATTATTTTAATATTTTATTAAATAAATTATTTATCTTTTCATATTTTTTTAAGATTGTTTGATCAACATATTCTTCATAATTGTATTTTAAAAGCTCTATTTTTGATGTTCTAATTGTAGTTTGTTTTGTAAGATTTTCAACATGTTTTAAATTATTATAATAATGCTTATTATACAAAGGTATTTCTAAATAGTCATATAAAATTTTTATTTGTTTTTGCGGATTTTCACATAGATCGTGATATTTTAAAAATAATATTTTTTCTTTTTTTTCAATTAAATTTTTCAAAGATAAATATGCATGTCCTATTTTACCATACTCACTCATTAAGTTTTCACAATAATTTTCTCTTTCAGAAAAAGGCACTTTATGTAATTTAATCCAAGATGCAATTATTTCATTTAATGGCCTAATTAAAAAAATAAATTTAGCAGGAAGTAAATTTAACTCTTTAAGTATATTATAATTATCAGGTGTTCCCCATGGTCCCTGCTCTAAAATATATTCTTGATTATAATTTTCATAATATTTAGGAATAATATTTTTTAAAACGTTAGAAAAAGATTCAAAATTATTTTCTTCTTTAAAAATGTTACCTTGTCTAATTAAAATTAAATTAAACAAAATTTCAAGAACCACACTATTAGGTGTCATTAAAAAATTAGGGTTTTGATTTATAATGCTTCTTAAGAGTGTGTTACCACATCTATAAAAGCCACAAATGAAAAAAAAATTTTTACTAATCACTTAGTTCTTTGTAAACAGACTTTATGTTTTCCAGATTCAAATACTTCAAAATTCCAATAGCTTAACATTTTAGTTGTTGCCTCAATGTCAAAAAAACCACAATCATCGAAAACAAATCTTGTTCCCTTTCTTGATTTATCAGCAAACCACATTGCTTCTCTCATGATATCTCTAGTCATGTGAGGTCCATCAAAATGAACTAAATCAAATACTTTACTGGTGTGATAAAATAAACCCATGAATTGTTGATCTGTAAAATGATAAAAATTAAAATTTTTTTCGTGAGCTAAATCTTTTACCATTTGTGCTCTCATTTTATCTGTATAATCTGCTGTTTCAGGTTCAGTTTTGTCATAATGTTGATACTTCAAATTGTTATAAGGATCTATTCCAATGTGTTCGTAAGGTATTTTACCTATACGTGATTGAATACCCATCATTATGAGTTTGGATCCTAAACCCTCTCTAACACCTATTTCACAAGTAGTTACTGATTTAGGTTTTTCAAAAAAAGGTAATGTTGAACACCATTTACTTAAAAGTTCGTATTCTTGGCTATCTCCACGAATTGTCATGGAAGTTTTTTATATTATTAGATATTTGGATGCAATTAAAAAACGCCTTGAAATTTAGTGCCTTTAATAGCAGCACCAGCACCTCTACAAATACCACCCTCTTTCATCTTTGAGATACCTGTTGTTGTATCTATAGACATGGATCTTGAAGGTTGCATTTTATTTCTTGATTGTGGTTTTCTAATTATCTCTTTTATAAACTCTTTATCTCTGTTTGTAAGTCTGTCCTTGCTTCTCATTTTTCTTGATAATTTATTTATAGCAACGCCAACTCTACTTCTCATTTCACCAACTTTGCCAGTGTCAGCACCACCACCTTTATTTAATCCAGGTAATTTTGGTTGTGTTCTTATAGGTCTATTTCTTTTTCTTCGTTTACGTTCCTCTAAAACTTTATCAATTATTTTTCTAATTGAATCTCCTATTGGTTTTAGACCTTCTGTTCTTGGCATTATAATTTTCCTTGTGCTTTTAATTTCTTTATATCACCTTTTGTAAGCCCTGTTAAGTCCACCTTTGGATTTTCAGGTTGACCTATTACAATTTCTCTTTTTGGTGTAAACCATTTTTTTATCCATTTCCATATCTTCATTTTATGTCCTCACGTTAGTTGGTTTTGGTCCTGTGTTACCCGCTGCTCTTTTTCGTGCAACAGCAGAACGCCTTTGCGATTCTGTCATTCGGGCGGCTTTGGCAGCAGGCACGCATTTGGGGTACTTTCTGTTTGACCCACTTGCAGATTTTCTTCCACACTCCTTGAAACCACCACCTGGTTTTTTCGATCCAATATCTACCCATTTTTCTTTGAACCATTTTGTTAATCCTCCCTCTTTCATTTTACCAGCTGGAACACAATTTGGAACCATCTTGTTACCTTTTTTTTTCATTCCTTTTTGTACATAACCATCCCAACAAGTTCCTTGACTATATCCACCCTTTTTAAATTTTTTTTTAAAAGTAATACCTATTCCGTAATTTGGTTCTGATTCTCCTTTAAATACATAATCTTTACCTTTATATGTTACCTTGTCTCTACCAGAACTTTTTGAATAATTACCAGATATCGTGATTTTTGTGTTTTTTTTGTCATAAATATCATATTCCCCTTTTATTCCATAATTTCTAGATTCTTTTTTTACTTCTACAGGTCCATATTTATTTTTGCCACCTGATATAGAAACATTAGGATATAGCTTAAGCTTTCCTATATTTGACATTAGAACACACCTTTAAAATTTGTACCTCTTATTGCAGCACCACCACCTCTTGATAGTTTAAGTGATTTTAAAGTTTTAGCTTGACCTGCATGAGCTTTAGATGCTTTTTCTAATTTGTTAGCAACATTCATAATTGCACCCTTATTTGCTTTTTTAACAACAGTTTGTAAAGATTTTGCTTGTCCTTTATGAAGAGCTGATGCTTTATGTAATCCTTTAATTACTTTTTTAATTTTTGCATCACCACCTTTAGATTTTTTAACAGGTTTACCAACAGCAATCATAATCATCATCTTACCTTTTTTGGCACCAATCTCTTTTCTTAATTCTTCAAGTCTCTTTTTTTTCTTGTTAGCGTTTTCTTCTTGTGTAGATTTTTTCTTTTCATCTTTTTTCTTCTTGCCAAAGATACCAAAACCACCACTCATCATTTTTTTAATTCCTGATTTTTCTAATCTACCTATTCCTGATTGTGCTCCTGCAGTAACAGCCATACCAACTTTAGCACCACTTGGTTTTGGTCCTCTAAAATCTTTTCTTTTAACTCCTGATGGATCTTTTATTTTACCAGCACAAATTTTGCTAGCGTATGCGTTCGCATATGCAGACGGGTAAACTTTAAATTTACGTTTCGCTGCAGCTTTTCCTCTTGGGCATAGTTTTGTCATATCTGTTGCATCCTTTTATC